AATAACTACTCTACTGAATAGTCCTGATGTTCGGGCGTAGCAACCATCTGAGTTATCCCTCTCACATTTATATAATACTATAATGAGATATAATTACAACCTACTGTGTGCCAGTTTATTAAATGTCACAGTCTGGGTTGACAAACTTCCTATTTCGCTTTACCTTTTTGGTATTAAAATCAATTAAATCTTCTAATTCTTCTATATCTTTAGATACATTATCTTTTTCCTCAGAATAAAAGAATAATGCTTCACTTAACAAATTAAATTGTTTATCGGTTAGTGTTACTTTAATGTCGTACATTTATCTTAAAGGTATGTTAAAAGACATGATAGTTCTCTGCTTATCTGATACTGAGACAGGCGCTTCATGTAATAATACAGATGGGAAAGTTAGAATCTCGCCCTCTTCAACTGGTGGCGCAATCTTATTAATTGTACCATAGTAAGGGTCAGGAAATGGACTATAGAATGTAGTAGGGAAGTGATCTTTAGGGTCAAATTCAACATATAATACACATGATATATTAGAGAGTCCATGATTATGAGCACCATGATATTGTCCTCTAGTATATCTCTGTGACCATAGTTGCCATTTATCTACATTCTCGCAGGGGCAATCTCCCCTGTATTTGTCACTTAATAACTGTGTGTATTCATTTACTAGGTTATCTAAATCTTCCTGTAAAATTGATACAAAATCATTCAAATATGGCGATACAGTACTATATTTGTAGTAATCTGTTTGGCACTCTACAATATTACAACCATTAAAATCTATTAGTTTCATCAATTCTGGTTTCTTCTCACTCCAATTTGTAACACTAAACTTAGTGATAGGAATAGGGAATAAATTAAGAGATTGACTATTCATTTATTTCTATAGTTGTAGCGTGCCTTTCTTCTTGGTTTTATACCCTTATCTCTTTTCAATTCTGATTTAAGTTTTTTCAGATATTTCAAGTGATTAGGATAAACTATTCTCATCAAATCCTTCTTAGTCTGGCGTTCTTCCTTATCCATTATCTATCTCAAGATCATTTATATCTGTGAAGTATATGCCCTTCAATTCGGTTTCAGTCCACTCGGTTAAATCATCTAAGAATAGATCATCTTGTAAGAAATCTTCTTCATAGACTGTCATTTCATGCACTAATGACTCCGCTTCCTCTAGTAACTGCTTGTCAATCAAATACTCAATTCTTTTGGCATAATGATCTTCCATAGTATTGAGACATTTGATTCTAATTTTGTCAATTTGCATTGTTGATGACCTTTAGGTAATTTGATTATACTATAAAATGGTATCGTTGTCTATTTTCTGTTAGAAAGCGATACCTGTGCCTCTCCTTTGTTGAAAATAGTGTCAACAACATTATTGAGGCGACGCTCTGTACCAATACCAACATTATTGTAAACTGGTACGAACATTTTGCCAAAGGGTTTGATGTATCCTGTACCCTTGACACAAGGTTTCAAAGCACCTGTACTTATTCTGTGTGCATCTTCTTTATGTAGTCTGATGACTCTACCAATAGTTTGTGCCATAGTAATAAGATCAAGATTCCTCAATAGAATACAGGCGTTTAGACCTGATACATTCATACCCTCTGATAGGATAGAATGATGGAACAATAAAAACTTTTTGTCAGGGTCATTTCCCCACTTGTTCATCAAATTGAAAAAGGTTTTGCGTGTAATCTTTTTGCCATTGATGATAGCACCGTACTTTGATGTAATCCACATGACATTGTATTTACGAGCATGGCACTCATTTTGAAAATCTGTTCTAGTAATCAATTTGTGGATATTAGTAGTAGATTTAGCAGTGACCAATACTTTGTCCATGCTCTCCTCATTGTCGAGAGCATCAAGTATCATTTCTTTATCAATCTGCTCTACACTATCATAGAAACCAACATGAAATTTTCTAGTTTTGATTTGTGGCGGTATGATATAACCCTTCTCAATCAACTCTGGGGCAGGGATTTGTGCAATCACTTGACCATAAACTTTTTTGTTGTTCATACCACGTTCCTGTGATGTATGATGTTTAGGTGTAGCAGTGAAGTAAAACTTACGTCTAGTGACGTTAGAGCGGTTCTTGACACTCTCAAAGAAGTTCTTTTGAACTGAATTATGTGCCTCATCATAATATACTGTATCCGCTTCAACATCTTCCATGATTCTGTGAAGTGAATGATATGTTGTAAAGATCAACTGATTCTTTACACTATTATGATGCCACTCTTGTATTTTCTTAGGATTAGTGGTAGTAGTATAGTTAGTCTCTCCGCTATGAACATGAAGCACCTCGACATTATCAATTTGCTCTAGGAACTCCTCACATAACTGTTGAGCGAGTAGGATTCTAGGAGCAACAACAATTATAGTCTGTGGTATGGGCATACTGAAACGCCATTTAGCGTCCATAATCATGCACATTGTTTTACCACCACCAGTAGGAACAAGAATCTGACCCCACTTCTGTTGCATAGTCTGAATTATATCCGCCTGATGATCTCTAAGTTTCATAGTGTAGTTTGTTTCAATAAACATAGTATAGAGAATAAAAAAACCCCTCGCAAGGGGCAGTGTGCCAGTTATGCAACTGGTGGCGCTCCTGTTGGTTCAGCAGGTTTTGCGTCCATGTCAAATCTACTTGATGCCTTCTCTAATTCTTGAACACCTTTGAGAGCATTAACCTCTGCAATAAGAGTTTTTATATCATCTTGCTGTTTAAGTAGGGCAGCATTAACCATTGACTCTATTGAAGTTAATCTCTCGTCAAGGTTGCCAATGGTTTTCATCGCCCCTTGTAATTGCTTCTTCAATCGGTCAACTTGTTGTAACTTAACTTTAGTAAGTGTCTCTGTGTCTGATGTTAATGAATCGTAAACCATGATTTATGCTTTTTAGTTATTTAGAAGTACAGGGATTATCTTATGTAAAGATAACCGCCCGCCCAGTCGCAGTGAGCGTACATATACTCACGTTGGTTTTGATCTCTCATATCAAATCTAACGTGTTTAGCAGGAGCACGCCATGAAGCGGGTTTGTAAACCTCTCCTGTCATTTTATCTACAAAAGCGTGTACGCCTGCACTCTCATATTTGCCATTTCTAAAATCGTTTTGTATGATTTTGTGATACTTTTTACCTGATGTGATAGTAAACTTGATGCACTCCTCATTATTTTCAATCTTAGTTATTCTCTCTTGTAGATACCTGTCACTTGCACCAGACATTTCCTGATTATCCATAGCAGAGCGTAATGAATAATTCCTGTACTGTGCTTCTAGGCATCTGCATAACTCCTCAGTCCATTTAAAAACAGTAACTTTCTGTTTTGATTCTGTTAATGATGCCATAATGTATAATGTTTGTTGTAAATGGTAGAAAGGAAAGGTAACAAACACAAAACCTTTCCTTTCTATAGATGGGGTTACTAACTACTGATCTAGCAGTGCTGACGCTCGACTTTCGCCCCATGAACTTATAATACTGTGTGGTCGGTATCAATGCAATCGGTTGTGTGCCACTTCTTCAACTGTCCACTACTGAATCTATAAAAAAGCATACCCAAAGCGAAACCAATACCGAACTTTGATGCCGTGCTCACACTTCTACCCATTTGATTTAGGGCAGGCCTCATACCTTGATTGTGCATTGAGTACGGTTTTGAACCTAGTCTATCCATAGTATTATAATAGGGTGCGAGAAACAAAAATGATAACTAAGATCATTTTGTTTCCCATATCCTATTATGGCATTATATTATTCCTTTGTCAACTTTAAATTTTCTTTTATATCAAATGCCTTTTCTCTCTCTGCCTTGTTCAGATTGACACATCGCCAACCATAGTCGCCATTTGTCACTATTGTAGGCATCATATTCATTGATAATGTAATTCTATTCTCTCCTATATTATCATTATATCCATGTATGACCTGTGCAGGGAATATTAATAACTCGCCTTCACTTACAATAATTTCATTATCTTGATTATGAGGCGTGTATTTTTTTCTCATTAATTGTAGAGCAGGCATCGAGGGAAAATATAGACTCTCCTCTCTAGTAAAGTTTGTACTGATATGTTTTTCATTATCATAGTTCACATAATATACGGCAGATAGATATGAATTACTATGATAATGTGGGTGTTGATAACCACCTTTGTCTGCCACATTTATCCAACTATCAGTTACTTGTACTGTCTCCTGTATGTAATCGCCTTTAATTTCTCTTCCATAGTGCTCTGCCTGTTGCTCACACCAGTTTCTAAATCTACCAAACTTGACATCATTTTGTAAAACAGAATAGTGTCCTATATGTTTTAATTCTCTTGAGTTGGTGTTGTATGATAACTTATTGACTTCTTGCTCCTCTATCTCTGACAATATATTTTCCTTTACCTTGTCGTGGAATGGGCAAGGTATGATAGCAACAGGTGTTGGTAGTATGTTTACGACTTCCATATTATAATAGAGGATAATCCCATAGTTTACCAGATCTAAACGTAGTCATGGCAGTGTGTCTTTCTTCTTTTGTTAGAGGTTCAATTCTAACGTCATTAATATATCTAGGCATCAAATTACTGGATATTGTTATACGATTATTGGCATAGTTGGTTGTATATCCATGACAGGTATTAGCAGGCCATAGTAACAACGAACCCTCAACTCCAACCACTTCATTGATATAATTATACTTTGTTTCTTTTTGATTTGTCAACATATATGAAAAATAATCAGGAAATTTCATACTATCATTAGGGCGATAAAAATATGTCGGAGCGTGGACTTCATCATCAAAGTTTATATAATATAAGGCACAGACAGCGGCATTTATATGAAAATGAGGCGATTGTTTGCCACCTGAGTCACACACATTTATCCAACTGTCTGTTAGTAGAAAATCAGATGTATCGTAATTAAGTATGTCTTTTGCATATATCTCTGCCTGTAGTTCTATCCACTCTCTAAACTCTTTATACTTATCCTGTGATAGAGGCGAGTAGTAATCTAAATGTTCTAATCCTTTAGCGTATGCGTCAACCTTTTTGTACTCATAATTACTGCCATGACTATTGATCTCATCAATCAATAATGATTTTACTTTATCATGTTCTGGGTACATCACTGCTCCCAACTTCAACGGCAGTACATCAACTGTCCTCATCACTTCCATAATAAAATTTCTTAAAATCAGCGGGTAAAACGTCTTTTGGCACAGGTGTTGTATTAAAACTTACAGTGATTCTCTCGCCATCTGTATTGTTGACTCTACTACCATGTTCTAACCACGAAGGAAATAGGTATAGATGATCTTGCTTAATGGGTATGTCCATTTCATATACACCATAACGAGTAGGTTGTACATTATGAATACACATCATGTATGGTTTGAGTGGCGACACCACGAAAAATTGTCCAAAATCTCCCTCTGGTAGTTGACAATAAAAAGCACCACTTACCACGCTCGACTCATGGCGATGCCTCTCTGTGTATCCGCCTTTAGGTAATATGTTAAACCACGCACCACTAATCATTGAAGGATAGTTCCCTATCTTCATATTATAATCATCAATACATTGATGAAAAACATTCATAATATCAAGGCAACTCTCATCTTCTAAGGGGTCCCAACCACCATGACTGCTAACACCATTCACTGCCAAAGAATGTCCTGATGTTTTTCCTTTCTCTGTAATATGTTTTTTAAAATTATCTAATCCAGGCGCTTTCCTGAGATCATATTCTTCTAATAATGTAGGAAATAAATCCATGTTAATTCCACTTACAATAGTCTATGTTAAGAACAACTCTTAAATCTGTATCTGTACATGATGTGCCTGCATGAAGCAAATCGCCTGGAAATATTACTGCTCTATTCTCCTTTGATTCTACTTTTTGTCCGTCCTCAAAGTATGTATATCCGTTGTTATCATTGAAATATATCACGCAAATATGATAGTTTGGTATGTCAGTAAACTTGCCTTTATCATCTTGAGGACCTGAAATATCAATATGTAATGGTTTTTCTTTTATCTCTTTTGTTCTTGGTGTAGCATTGAACTTAATTCTATGCAAAGCAAATGGATTAAATGATGCAAATACTGGTTTAATTATACCATAAACATCTGATATTGGTTCGGCATCTATGTAACACGCATGAGAAAATTGTGGGCAACCATCGCCTTCCATCACAGATGTAGGGGAATAATACCAAGGCATACGCCCACCAAAGATATATTCTCTGATGGGCGTAAAAACCTCTGTGGGTAAGAAGTTATCGTAAACTTCTATCACTACTCTTCTTCTTTTCTGTAGTTTGGATTTAACTTATGAGAAGTGAGAGGTCTGAATATGACTTGTCTCTTCTTCTCTATGCCATCTATCGTTACAGGTTGAATAACAGTATCACACAAATCATTCCAATACTGTGTTAACTTTGCTTTTCCGTTCTTGTCGTTAGGGTCATCAAACTTAGTTTCCAATTCATCACTTGTACAGTAGTAACATACTACAACTTTTTGTTTTGTTGTATTCTTTAACTTATTTAAGATACCAACATGAATTGAATCAGGTCGGCCTGTCGCAACCATGAATGAAGTTGTGTCTCTATCAACATAGTTTTCTGCCTCTTGAGTACCATTTGCCTTCTCTTCTTTGGCAGCATATTCAATACGAACTGTCTTAGAGTTTCTTTTTCTATACTTCTCCCAGTTTTTCTCTGCAAGGTCAACAATTTCCTTCTTATCTTTCTTTAAGAAGATATGATGTTCTTCCATGATCTTGAGGGCTTCTGAACCTTTGAAATCAAATCTAACATCAGCAATCTTTTCCTCATGTAGTATGTCTGCTATCTCAGCATTTTCACTAGGAGAAGAAATCTTTTTATCTCTCCTGTTTAATAAGTTTGCAAGACTTTTGATGTCAATATTTCTTACAGTTAAATCCTCAAATTCTGCGTAAGGAGTATCATGTGCATTTTTTGCTCTGATACACGCCCTTATAGTGTGGTTTCCACCTATAATCATTCCTTCTGGAGCTTCTTTCCACTTAAATATGAAAACTGGTTCGCACTCATCTGTGTTACCACCCGCTCTGTTTATCATTTCAGTGATACCACTTACTTTTGTGTTATCAAATTGCTTTGTTCTGCACTGGAACTTCTCATATTTGTTCAACTGGTTCTTGTCCATTTTTCCTTTGTTGAACTCGCCTGCTTTAAATCTCTCTAAAAGTTCAAGCATATATGGTCTGTTAGCACCCTGCTTCTTTCTGTAAGTAGGATTACTATTACTGAGATTGTAATAGTTTGGATTGTTTTTTGCGTCCACCTCTGAGAGTAGACGATGCTCTTCGTTGTGCATATCGGTGTATTTTCCGTATTGTAGTATTTTTAGTATGAAAATTGGTTCAGAGCCTGAAGTAAGTTTGTTGAACTCTTCATTCTTTGAACTATGATAGTAAACTGTTCCCCATTCAATTTTATGAACACCAAGATAAATCATTCCATTAAGAATGTTTCTGTACTCATAAAGGTACGCTTCACTACTATCCCAGCCTGGAATAGATATGAACTGCTTAATTGATGGGGCTGCAAATGTACTCATATATCCACTCTACTACAGTCTTTATTATTTGTCAACCCTAATCTACAAACATATGAGAACACTTTGGGCAACAGTGAACTTTTTTCTCTTCATACATTTGTTTGTATATTCTTGGATTTGATTTTTTTAAAATTAAATCGTCAAGTTTCCTTACTTGTTTTTTCATCTTCTAAGATTTGTAGCATTTCCAAGGCGCCTTGCACTTTCAAAAATTCCTCTTTCTTAAATTCAAATGTTTTACTCAACTCTTGAATCTCTTTTTGAAGGTTGTCTGCCCTCTGCGTTAGTTCTTCTTTGTGACTCATAATCTTGATACACCTAAAGTATATATTATACCATAATAAATAGATTTGGCAAGGTATCACTACAAAGCATGGCACATTCTGACTATGAAATAGAAACCAATCCAGAATTACAGAGAACAGAAATCAATCCAACTGTAGCAAATATCATGTGTAACCATGATGTTGTCTATAAGACTCTGGCAACTGTTGGGGATTTTGAATGTAGAATTTGGTACTATAACGATAATTATGATCCTCTAAGAAGTGCTCAAGGTACAAAGAGAATCCATATAGTGCCTACTGAGGAATCATTTATAACTGAGCACCTAGAAATTAATAAGTGGTTAAATCTAGCAAATGATTACTGGTCTGAGGGTGTAATATTTGTCAATCCTATTATAAGGAGAAATGGTGTTAAGTTCAATGTCAATGCCGACCTAAAAGATTGTGTAAAATATATGTCAGGCGTATCCTCACAATATGAGGCAGATAAAGACAAGATCATAGCGATTGATATTCAAGATAACGAAGCGATGTATGATATGAATTATGATCTTTCATCAGCAAAAGTTTATTCAGATGTTTCAAATGATGTCTATAGTAATTTTACAAGTGGTCCTGTTGGTAATGGTAGTTTAAGTATAACAAAAACTAAAGAGTTCCAAACTGGTGCCATTAGTATGGATTCTATCAGGACTAAGTATGGAGGCGGTGTACTAAGTAATTTAAGTGCTTTCTACAGAGGTCTGAGGATTGGAGATATATCTGATAACAATAATGTTCCTACCAGTGGTGAAATATCATTTGGCGATCTAAGAAATAGTGTAAGTAAGATCACTGCCGATATGAATGGTAATTGGATGCACTGTCAGGCAAGATATGAAGTATTTGGTAATCAAGAGTGGACTTCAACTGTAGACAAACAAATGAATTTTAATGGTAACTTTGGAGGTAATTCTGATCTGAGTCCAGCAATTAGATTTAATAGCGGTGGTAGTGGATTTATTCAAGCATATGTTACCAGTAGTTCTGGCAATCCTCGTGTCAGAGGTTACTCTGGAGAAGGTGGAGGTGGTGGAGGTAATAACGGAAAGGCAGGCGGAAGTGCAATAATTTGTGATAGTACAATATTCATGCCCACTACTCAGCGAAATTCAAGAGTCCGTGGCGGCGGCGGAGGCGGCGGCGGAGGCGGTAATGGTGGTAAAGGTGGCGGCGGAGGCCATGATGGTGGTAGAAGATGCAGTGGTTGGTTCTGTAATAGTTCTTATCGTGTCTGTTCAAACAACGGAGGAGCAGGCGGTAATGGTGGTGCTGGAGGCCAAGGAGGCAGAGGAGCGGGATATTACTGGAATGGAAACAATGCCTTTATTGATGTTCAAAGTGCAAGTAGTAGAAATGGTGCTGGCGGTGCTGGAGGCCAAGGAGGCAGTAGTAGAGGCGGAGGCACAGGAGGCTCTGGCGGTGGCGGAGGCCAAGGTGGTGAATTTGAATCAAATGGTCAAGGCGGAGGCCAAGGTGGCACAGGAAATCAGGGTGCTGCAGACCGAGAGGGTTGCGGATACCATTCCTCTGGTCGTGCTGGTAAAGCAGGTCAAGGTGGCGGAGGCGCTGGAGGTAATAATGGTAAAATACAATTTGGTGGAGGGGAGATATTTAATATTCAAGCTCCCTAATCTAAACCGTAAACTAATTCAGTCTTAGTTCCCTCTGAATTGGCAGTTACTATTGTAGCACCATGAACTGCGGAGGGTAATTGCTCCCATGTGGATATTTCATTTACCCATGAGTCTGGCATCCATAGAAATGTCTTAGCGTTACTGGATATTGATTTTATAGATGAATTATGAGATTCATGTCTCTGCGAGTATGTTGTCCAATTATCTTGAGGGGTTGTTCCTTCTGGAGCACCCTTAGAGAACTGTGTTGATAAAGAGTAACCTAAATTCTTAACTAAACCTGTTTCATTAAACTCTATTACTATCTCTATCAAATTATTTTCCTGATCCACTGCCAATTCATCTACACAATCAGTTACACCTTTTATATTAATATATGTCTTGGTATTTGATCTAGTACCAAGATATTTTAATATGTCCTCTGATATATTCATATCAGTTTTAATCAGTCCTATTCTAATATTTTTATTAATTCTACTGATATTAGCACTACTGATACCATAGTTCTCTATGTCAGCATCAAATAACTCTAGTAGTTCCTTTAAAGATGAGGTATCAGTATTACCTGTGGCTTCTGTTGCTAACTGACATAATCCCTCTATGCTTGGAGCAAATAATGCAGGCGGTTCAAATGATAGTATCTCTTCTACCATCACTCCATTTTGAAAATACAAGAATTTATATTTGTTCAGATATTTAAACAACACATTATTTCCTATGTGTCCATCAAAATACTGATATTGTTCTATGCCTGTTGGTACTTGGAACTTGAATCCATACTTAGTTGCATCTGATTCATTTTTTATTAGTCCTATGCCTTGATTCATACTAATAGAGAATAAATCAGGATATGTTTCCATAATACTCTTTACCGCCTCAATATCCTCTGAATTGAATAGCATAGGATACTGTCCAGAATTTGATATGTTAATTAGGTTTTCTATGTCAACCATTCTTTTCCTTTTTCGTAACTGAACCAAGTGATAACTGAGTATCTTTCGCCTCTTGTAACAGGTTTCACTTCATGTTTAAACAAGTGATTACTTGGATATACATGAGCAGAATTACCTTCAGAGGCAATATTATGTTTACCCCAAAAACAAATGTCGCCACCATCATAATCTTCATTAATACAGTATGATGTGGTTACTGAACCAGCATCTGCATCAACATCAGCATGAGAGGATAGATAACCACCTTCGGGATATTTACATAACCAGTATCCAGAGTATTTATCGTAGATAGGGTCTTTTGGTAAAGTGTCCCCATAGTGTTCATATATTCTAGGCATCAATCTGATATGTGCCTTATGAATCAAATTAAATACCTCTCCATGTTCGGGTTCTATAGTGATCTGTGATCTATACCCTTCAAGATTATAGTATGTGCTAGGAGGAGGATTGCCTGGTTCAGGCCAATCTAATCCTCTAACGAGTTCGAGCAGTCGTCTATGATCGAGTATAGAAAGAACATTCCTAGAATGAAGGATATAGTGAAGTAGTAATCCGTTCTTCTCATTCGGCATCGACATCTACATTAAGTGAAGGAGCAAAAACAAATCCAGATAATGATATTCTGGGATCATTTTTATACCAACCTTTTTTCATTATGGCACTGTGCCACATAAAGGAAGGGTATATAATCATTCTATTGAATTTCATTTTTACATAGTGTTGTTCTTCCCATACATCTTCGATAAGGGTTGTGTCATTATCTACTAATTCAGTCGCTTTATCAGCGAAGTCATAAATCCATTCTTTAAGATTCCAATACTCTTGGGTTCTCTTAAATGGTTTGTATATATTCTCTGTATTAGTTAGTCCAGTTGCACTATGGGTGAAAAATGAAGTTCCACCTTCACCTTCTTCATTTAGATATAATACTGTTGCATATATTGCTGGGTCTATGTGTGGTTGTATAGAGATTCTAGGAACTTTCCTATCACTATACATGGCATTGATTTGATATAATAGTTTTACTCTGTCTGGATCAACATTTTTAAAATCTGTACACCTCTGTATCATGTGTCCAGTTAATTTTGATAGTTCTGCTAAATCAAGATGTATATTTGATTGATAGCCTGGAAATACCTCGTCTGGATCGCCTTTTCCTATTTCATTATATTGCATAGGAATTTTCTCCACAACTTCACTTATGAAATCATGTGGATTTTCCAATACATCATCAATTATAATGATGGGGTGTGATTCTAGTTTGTTGATGTCATATTTTAGGTCATCATTGACTCTATGAGTCTTTTCATCAATAATGTTCAAGTTCATGTGGTTATAATTCTAAGTTGTATTCAGCGATCATGGCGAACATTTTACTCTGTATATGTTCTAAGTATGATTTATTAACTGGCGGTATGTCGTCAAATTTATCAAGATACTCGGTGACTGTGTGGTGAAGTATTCTCACCTCTTCAATCCCCATTATTGCTTCACAATGCCAGTCTCCATCTTGAAACTGTTGGGGTTCGTATTTACCGTCCATTTTTAAGAGCCTCAATCTCTTCTTTAAGTTCCTTGATTGCCTCGATAAGCACAGGAACTAACTTCTCATACTTAACAGTTAGGTATTCGTCAATAGGTCTAACGGCAAC